GGCTCCGAAAGAAAGGTGCGGTATCCGCCTTCGTCGTTGTGGCTCACAAGGTGGCATTCGTCGATCAACACCAAGTCAATGTGCCCGACCTCCTGAGCCTTGGTGCGGATCGACTGAATTCCGGCAAACGTTATCGGTTCGCCTAGTTGCTTTCGTCCAATACTTGCAGAGTAGATGCCCATCGGCGCACCCGGCCAGTGCTGGCGCATCTTCTCAGCGTTTTGCTCGATCAACTCCTTAACATGCGTAAGCATCAAAACGCGCGTTTCCGGCCACTTTTGCAGTGCATCTTTGCACAGAACAGCGACAATGTGACTTTTGCCCGAGCCGGTAGGCAGCACCAGGCAAGGATTGCCTTCGTTGCCTGAGGCAAACCAGGAGTAAAGCTGATCAATCGCGCGCTGTTGGTAGTCGCGGAGCATTAAAGTACATGCCTCCATGTTTCATAAGACAATATTTTTTCAATTGTTCTTTCATGCACCCCCCATGCTTTCGCAAGTGCAGCATTGGAATATTTTTCTGTAATTTCCCTTCTAAGCTCATCCCGTTTTTTTGCGGCATCTCGAATTGCTTTGATGGCTTTTGGCGGAATTTTTGCCTGCGGCAAATCAAAGCCGCGTTTGCAATGTGCCCCTGGATTAATCAAATATTCATCTCTTGTCATTTAATAATCCTCCCCCCAATTTCCCGCATTTCCTGCACAAATTTGTCAGGATTGGCGCACATTGATGGATTTGCCAAAATCTCCTTGCTGGTAAATGTCGTTTCGTTTGGCTCACCGTTTGCCACATCCTTGCCGTCAATTACATAAACGGCAGTCATTGCGTCCGGGCCTTCTTTGATTTGCCACGGCACTAGGTCAGGGTGCAAGACATGACCTTCGCAGCCAGTTAGCTGAAATTCAACCGGCACCGCTGAATCGCCATGTCTGGCGCATGTGAATTCGTTGTTAGGCGATGCGGTAGAGTGCGCGCAGGTGCGGCAATTCACTTCTTTAGTGGTTTTTGTTTTAAAGCAAAACTCATGTGCCGGACAAAACTTGCACTGATACCAGCTCGGATCGGCGCTTAACGGCTCAGGCATGCGGTCAGACAATGCGATGCGTTGCCCGCGAGCGACCAGCCAATTAGCAACGGTTGCATTAAAGCTAATCTGCTCCGTCCATATTCTGTCGTCGTCTTTGCAAATGGCGACGTACAAAGCGCGGTCAATTTGGGTGCCCAACATATAAACCTGCATCTGTGCATAGTGCATCGGCTTAGCTTTCTCAACGCCTTTGTCCTCCAATTCATCGAAAGATTTTTTGGAGTGCGTTTTAAACTCCACCACGTAGCGTTTGCCGTCGCCAAACGGCACGCCACATTCAGCGATTCCATCAACAGAGCCGGACACATGGCAGCCAAAATCAACCCGGCTCTGTGATTTTCCAGTGCGTTGAATGTCAATTCCAATGGCGCGAAGGTCACTGATTAGCGTTTGCTCCTCAAGCTGGCCACGACGAAACATCCGCAGGATTCGACCAGGAAACTTTTCTTGAACCGCCCAGCGAAACGACAGCCACAACCAACGGTCGCAAGGATGACCCAACAATGACGCGCCAAGATGCGGGCGTGGAGTCTCTTGGCGATCTTCATGGGCCTTGTCTATTAATTCCTGGATGCTGTATTGTGACAAAGTTGTCTCCTATCTGTGTTTAACCTTGGCCCAGACCTTTTTAGGTCTGGGTGTTTTTCTACGCAAAAAGATCAACCTGCTCGCGTTTTGCGTCAGAAATGTTTTCACAAGCAAGACTCCAATACTGAGGCTTTAGCTCAGTTCCGATAAAGCGACGCCCCATCTTGATTGCGGTATAACCCTCCGATCCGATTCCAGTAAAAGGCGAAAACACAAGATCGCCCTTGTTAGTCCAAAGATGGATGCATCGCTCGATTACATCAAGTTGAAGCGGGCACATGTGTTTTTCGTCGTTTTCATCACGCGCTGGCAGCTTGTTTAGTGTGCGTGATTGATTAATATCACTCCAGATCGGGCTAGCGTATTTCTGCCACATCTGCACAGGCAGATCGTCCCCGTGAATAACGCGCTCCTCACATTCGCCAGGCTTACGCATCGTTACTACGTAATCAGGCAGCCCCATCCTGCTCATGGACGCATTCTCTCGGATGGTTTTGTGCAACAGGCCGAGTGCCTTGGTGCGTTGCATTGCGACTACGGGGTCCTTCCAAATACACACCTCAGAGTGATAAATAAACCCGGCATCTTGAAAAGCACGAATCAGCGTGCCGCGAAAGTCCCGCAAACCAATAAACCCTTGACGCATCTTCGTGGTCGGCAGGTTCATGCAGTGAAATGACACATTCCGCCCAGGCTTGATGACGCGGAACAGTTCTGCAATCAGGAATTTGAGTTGAGCGGCGAACTCCTCATCATCCTTACAGTTGCCCATGTCGTGATCGCTGTTTGAATACACAAACAGATCTGCAAATGGAGGGGAAAACACAGAGTAGTCGATGCTGTTATCCGGCATTCGGCGAGACCATTTCACGCAATCACCAAGATGCACAGTGAATCCGTCTCCCTGGCAAGTATCTTCTCGGTATTCATCAATGATGTTTTGCTGGCCTGAAAGCTCTTGGTTCATGATGTCTTTCATATGTTCGATCATGTTTTCGCTCATTTCGTGATGTTGAATCTCTTTGCGCTTGAGATTGGCAAGAATCTGGCCTTCATTTTCAGCGGTGAATAAATGCACTTGAACACTGCGTTTTTGCCCAAAGCGATAACAACGTCGAACGGCTTGATAAAACTTCTCGAATGAATCATCTAATCCAACAAACGCCATGCGCGCGCAGTGCTGCCAGTTCATCCCGAATCCGCAAATTTTCGGCTTACTGATAAGCACGCGCAGTTTTCCATGACTGAAAGCCATCATCTGCTCGGCTTTGTATTCGGCCTTGTCTGACCCTTGCACATTGACTGAGCCAGGAATCAAACTTTGTAACAATTCGGCCTCATCGTTAAGATGACACCAGATCAACCAAGGCTCTGATGTGTCGGAATTAACCACTTTAGCCAACGCATTGCAACGGGCCTCGATGCTGTCTCGTTGCGCTTTGCGACGCTCTGCAAGGCCCATAGCAGGTCGAGAAAACAGATCGTTTCCAAGCGTATCAGTCTCAACGACATGCTCAATGTACTCAGGTTGAGGAAGGATGTAGCGCGAACCATCAAAACCAATGTCAGATGGATTGCGAAGTACTACTGCCCATGTTCCCATCCATTCCCAAAACTTTGACGCACCCCATCCTTTAAGCCGCCAAGTGCCCGTATCGCCTGTGTCATTAACAAAGTATGTTGCAAGCATCTCGGTGCGAGACATAACTCCAAGGAATTCGCATTGGTTGCCAAGTTCCTCAAAATCGTTCGGGCTTGGTGTTGCTGTGCAGCTCAGTCGGTACGGTATGCCTTGTGCAGCGTCAATAATGCGTTGTCGAGTCTTGCCGTCGTGAGACTTCAGAATGGATGATTCATCAAGAACAAGTCCATGCAGATCGGCGAAATCAATCGCGTCCATGCGCTCATAATTGGTGATCCAAACTCCTGGCGCATTAGGTGTTAATCCATGAGGCACTCGCTTAACTTCAATTCCAAAAGTCGCGCCTTGCTCGATGGTTTGCTCAGATACGGCCAAAGGCGCAAGAATTAACACCATTCCGTTAGTATGCGATGCAACTTCATCGGCCCAAGAAAGCTGCATAAGGGTTTTTCCTAGGCCAGTATCGGCAAAGATAGCTGCGCGGCCACGACGAACAGACCACGAAACGATTGCATGCTGAAAGTCAAAAAGATGCTCGTTCAGATTGCTAGGCTGATGACCTGTTGCGACTTCTGCGCGTCTTTTGCTTGCTACAAATGACTCATAATCCATTCTTGTAGTCTCCTTTTGCGGGCTTTCGCCCGCTTTGTTATCAGTTACTTCTTCATCCAAGGAGGCGCAGCGCCGTCGGCCTTCGGTGCAGTAGCGGCAGGCTTTTGAAACGATGGAATAGAGCTGGCGCTTGGCATGGCATCGCTGGATGCCTTAAAGCCCTTCACATCATTGCTGGCCTCATAAGTCTTGCCGGTTGCGGCATCAGTGCGAGCCTCTCGAATATCCAACTTGATAGACAAGTTGCCGCCTACCAGCTGATCGGTGTCTGTCAGCTTCGACAGACCTAGCGCCCGCATAAGCTCGCCCAATTGTGCGCGGCCAATTTCCTCAGCCTTATGCGATTTGTTTTTGATGTTTAAATTACCAAACACCACGCGCCCCTGATGTGTCGGGCCGGTAATGTCGTAACGAATGGAAATCTTTGTCCCGGTGCCGTCTTTAGTAGGCTCAAGGCTGGCCTTGTTAATAGTGGCGCTATACCAACCAGCAGGCAGCGGCTTAAATTCACCATCGCCAGTAGATTCGGGCAGGTCGTCAAGGCTGATTGCGTGTTCAAGAAATGCCATGTTATTTCTCCAGTGTGATTGAAAACGAAGGCCGAGAGGCCGTTACAGTGATTGCATCGGCCAGTAGTACTGTTATCTCTGGCGCAGTGGCCTTCCACGCCGTGAGGTTGATTTCAGGCTTCCACCGAAATAGGCTCGACAGATGTTCTGTCAGGCCATGCTCGGCAGCGAGTTCCTGCACCTTGTCGGCATCAACCTTGCGGGTAAGACGTCCGGTGATCTTGATCTGATGCCCCACGTTTGTTTGAACGTTAAAAGTGCCTTCCATTTGCTCTTGTATGCCGAAAACATTTACCAATTCATCCTCAACAGCACGACGAGCTTCAACTGCCATTCGTTCAGCTTCCTTGGCTTGAAGCCAAGCTTCGGATAGTCTAAAAATTTCAGCACTTGCGCTCATACTTTCACCATCTTTCGTTCTTTAATCATGGCGTCTGCCAACAAATAAGCTTGCGCGGCTACGTATTCTTCAAACTCCATCCCAAACTCGCCTTTTTTGGTAAAAAAATCTTGTGAAGAAACAATGTAAGCGGCTGCGACTTGAGCTGCGAAATAATCTCTTAAAGATCTTTTTTCACTCATTTTTTGCCTCCAATCTTGTTAATGATTTCGCCCAAGTCCGGCGCTTCCCAAGCAGCCAGCTTGCCTGATCGGTCTTTAGCCAACCATGCGCCATCGCTGTCACACATCAGCGCGCGTTGGCTCTGTCCTTCTGCATCCTTCTCCACACGCAAGGCCAACACTTCATCAAAGAAATAAGGCAGGCTTTGAGATAGCGTCTTGCCAGGCATAGACGGGCCATACATCACCTTACCCATTTCGTCCTGAAGCTTTTCCAGCTTGGCCGACATATAGACATGCAGGCCTGGAAGGTCTCGGAACGATCGGATCAGCTCTGTCATGGTGGAGTTCATCTCGCCGTAAGCAGCGCGCCCGTCCTTGGTAGCCTTCTTCTCGGCGTTCAACACAACCTCAGCCACTTCGCTGATGCTATCCAGAGCCACCGATTGAAAGGCTTTTGCCTCGGCGCTATCGCTCAACCATGAATAAGCCTCGCGCAGATCGTTCATGCTACCGATCTCGATGTAAGGCACATCGGCATCGGCAATTGACAGCAAGCCGCCCTCAGCCGACAACACCACCGGGTTCGGCAGTGTCTTGATGAGTGAAGTCTTGCCCGCGCCTGCTTGCCCATATACGAGCAGCTTTACACCGTCGGAAGTCACTAATTGACTGCTGCGTTTTAAATTGATTGCCATAACAACCTCCTTAAACAGCCTGCACAAAGCCGGCATGACGAAACACGGACACCTTTTTGACGGTGCCGTCCGGCTGCATCACCTCTTCCACCTCGCGGGTGGAAAATGCGAACATCGGCGCGATGCCGCGAAGCCGAAGTTCCGAGGCAAGCGGGGTTATGAGCCACATCGCACCGCCGATCATCGCGGCAGTGGGGATAGGGTCATTCCCATCATCAGGCCCAAGGCCGTTTTGAACGGCCAGTTCCGCCA